TCGATATCCTCTGGATGGACATCGAGTTGTTCTATCAGTTGATCACGAACCCATTGTTGTAATCTCCTACCCTTCGCTTTCGCACTCTGAGTTTTCATCCTCTAGTTCTTTTATGATTTTTTTATAGTCATCTGAAGCATCACGAAAACAGTCATATAGGGCATTGATATCCCATTCAATATCAGAGTTTGAATCCTGCGAATGAATCTTTTTTGACATCTTGTTTGATACCTCCAACTATATATGACTCAACTTCAGTCTCTTGTGGAGCAACCTGTAGTCCTTTAGAACTGATCCAATGCTCTGTCCAAGGTAGTGGATTATTACGTGCAGGAATATCATATACTGGTTTCAAATGTAAACCTCTAAGTCTTTTGTTTGCAATCCACTCAACATACTGGTGTAGTAATTTATCATTCAAACCAATCATACTACCATCTCTGAACAGATACTCTGCCCAACGCTTCTCTTCGTTTACACAACGATCAAACATTTGATATGTCCACTGTTCTTCTTCTTTCATAATCTGAACCATCTCAGGATCATCACCCTTTCTCCAATTATTAATTATCGATTGTGTGATTGCAAGATGCTGATTCTCGTCTCTTGCGATAAGGGAGATGATTTTTGCTGATCCTTCCATGAGTTTGAGTTCTCCAAAAGCAAACGAGCAAGCAAAAGAGACGTAAAAACGAATGCCCTCCAAGATATTAACATTAGTAACTGCCCTATAAAGATGTCTTTTTAAATCCTTTCTTGTCCATTCTACTGTTGGTGATCCAACTGAGTCTGGTCTCCACTGACTACCACTCGCCCATTCCTGTGCATAGTTGATAAAATTATCATAAGACTCTGTAACACTTGCTGCACGTTCCAAGATACGAGGTTCATTTAGAATCTTATCAAATACCTCTGAAGGGTCTGGATATACATTCTTAATCACATACGTGTATGAACGTGAATGAATCATCTCCATAAATGACCAGCACTCCATACATGCCTCTAACTCAGGTAAAGAACAGTATGGTAGGAATGCCATACCAGGTGCACGACCTTGTACAGAGTCAAGCATGATCTGATACTTCAAGTTGGAAGTATAGATATGCTTCTGTTCTGGACGTAGTGTTTGATAATCACCACGATCTTTCTGTAGAGATACCTCTTCGGGTCTCCAGAAATATCCAAGTTGCTGTTTAGTTAAATTTTCAAAGTGTGGATATTTAAAATTATCATACCTTTGTACACCTAAAGGTTGACCAAAAAACATGGGTTGTTTCTTAGTGTTAACATCTTGTGTGTTAAACACGGTCATTCCTTTTAATTCATTCATGGGTTTCTTATCGTCTGATGAGATTTTAAATTGCACAGCTTTCACAGGTTTCCTCCTCTGCGTTTGATAGTTCTTCTACTAAGTTTTTTAATTTATCTGCAGGACTTTCCTGTAACTCAATTGAAGTATCTACTTCGTCAGTTTTGAAATCGTATGTATTTTGGTAGTAAGATGTTTTCCATCCATACTTATATGTGGTCAACCAATCATTTGCCATAACACTTGTTGGGACTTCATTGTCATCATAATGTTTTGGATTATAACTCCAGTTACCAGATATACCTTGGTCAAAGAATTTTTGCATTACTGCAACAATTTTAATATAACCTTCATTGTCAGGCATATCCCAAAGTAAGGTATAAGCATTTTTTAAAGTTCCATACTGTGGAACAATTTGCTTAAGAGGTCCTTTCTTTGATTTTTTAACGGACAAGTATCCTCTAGGAGGTTCGATTCCATTTGTTGCGTTTGACACAACGGAACTGCTCTCCGAAGGCATTTGTGAGGACAATGTTGAGTGCCTGAGACCGTGTTCCACGATAGATTCTCTAAGAGTTTGCCAATCACAATTGTATTCTGGGTTTGTAATTTCATCTACATCTGTTTTATATGTATCAATCGGAAGAATTCCATCAGCATATTTTGTTGCTTTGAAATAATCACATGCACCTTTTTCTTTTGCAATCTGATTTGATGACTTTAAAAGATAGTATTGGAATGATTCAGATAGTTTGTGAATCAGATCATATGCCCCCTGATCGCTATACTTAAACCCGTTCTTTGCGAGGTAATGAGCAAGACCGATAAATCCTATTCCCAAAGACCTACGACCCTTTGTAGCGATTTCTGCTGCAGTGACAGGATACTCTTGATAATCAATAAGTTCCTCTAAACCACGGACTGCCAAATCACATAATTCTTCTAGTTGATCTAGGTTTGTTATCTTTCCAACATTAATCGCAGAAAGAATACAAAGTGCAATTTCACCTTCACCATCAATATGTTGAATTGGATCTGTTGGTAAAGTAATCTCTTGACAGAGGTTACTCATGTAAATTGGATCTTTGAATGATGAGTGAGAATTGCAGTGGTCAATGTTCATCAAGTATAAACGTCCAGTCTCTGCTCTTTCCTTGAGTAGGTCTAGTATAAGTTCTTGAGCATTTATAGTAGTTTTAGGAATCGAATCATCATTCTCATACTTCAAGTATAGTTCATCAAAAGATTCAGAACCGAAACTATCATATAACCCTGGAACATCATGAGGAGAAAAAAGCGTGATCTTCTCGTTGGTAATAAACCTTTCATAAAATAATTTACTCAATTGAATACTATAGTCTAATTTACGAACTCTATTATCTTCTGTTCCTTTATTGTTCTTAAGTACAAGTATATCTTTTATTTCTTGGTGCCAGATTGGGAAGTGGACAGTCGCTGATCCACCACGGATGCCATTTTGAGTGCAACATCTGACAGTGCTTTCAAACTTTTTGAGGAACGGGACAACACCTGTGTGCTGGACTTCGCCACCCCTGATCTTAGCGTTGATGCCACGGATGCGACCTGCGTTGATGCCGATACCCGCCCTTTGTGCAACATATTTGCCGATAGCCATATCAGAACTAAAGATGCTATCGAGGGTGTCATCAATATCAACAAGAACACAGCTAGCAAATTGTCTAAGTGCAGTTCGCACTCCTGCCATGATAGGTGTGGGAATGTTGATTTTGTGTTTTGAGATTGCGTTGTAGTATCTTTTGACATAATCGAGTCTCGTTTCTATTGGGTACTTTTGAAATATTGCAGCGGCTATGAGCATATACATGTACTGTGGTGTCTCGTACAATTGAGAATTACTTCTATCCTGTACAAGATACTTATCAACAACCTGACGAAGACCAGCGTATGTGAACAAATAATCACGACCATGATCTATCCAACTATCAATCTTATCCCATTCTTCCTTAGTATATCTAGTAGATAATTCACTGTCGTATATATTTTTATCTGCACCACCTAGAAGATGATCTAGGATATGAGGGAAACCTTTGTTCCATGATGAACCAAATACTTGCTTGTATAAACCGTATAATAATAACCTAGCAGCAACATATTGATAGTTTGGAGTGTCAAGATCAATTAAGTCTGACGCAGACTTAACAAGAATCTCTTGAATCTCTCCTGTAGTAATCCCATCGTAAAATTGTATACCTGATTGTATCTCTACTTGACTTGCAGATACACCTGCAAGACCTTCACATGCTTCTTCAGTTATCTTATGAATTTTATCTAGGTTTAGACTTTCTGTTTGTCCGTCTCTCTTTAGAACTTTGGTTCCGTTGCTCATACTCTTTTCCATCCGATAAGTTTTGCTTTTGCTTTTAATCCCTGGTAAGTATTTAATTTTACCATATCAACTACATTTTGTCCAGAAAGGTACATGTCATTTATGTCCTTTTCCTCAACAGATTTTGGCCAAATGACTACCTTGTCTCCACGGTTGATGGTTTTTGTAAGTCTGTTGACGATTTCTCTGTTACGAGGTTCGTTATCATAAACCCAAATATAATCGCTCCAACCAAACGACCCAGGATCAAGGTCGGACCCAGCCATAGCAACCGAGTTTTCCAAGAAGAGCGAGTCAAAGGGTCCTTCGACGATATAGATTGGTTTAGTTTTGTTGATTCTATCGAGTCCATAGACCTTTGGTGCTTCGTCATCTAACATGATTGTGATATAACGCAGTTTATTCTTTGGATTCAGAGACCTACCTTGGAATCCAAAAATGGTGCTGCCTTTTTTTAATGGAATAATGATCCTTGGTTCATCATTGCTTACGTCAGAAAACGTATACTTTTGGTCGTTAGTCCATTGTTTAAAATTGTCACAATAGTATAAATCCCTTAAACATTTATCTGGTAATTTTCTTTTCTCAAGATATGCTCTTGCAGGGTGTGATTTATTTAGTTCGGAGATTCTTTCGAGATCGAAGTCTTTTTTTGTAAAGTTAGGTTTGCT